GAAGGTGGAGCATACCACTTCTGATGGAAGAATAGACCTTGTGCTCAAGACGGATAAGAGTATCTTTATCTTTGAGTTAAAATATAAGAAGTCTGCCGACATCGCCATGGCGAAAATCAGTGATAAGAACTATGCCAAGGCTTTTGCCGATGATGGCCGAAAGGTTGTGAAAGTGGGTATTAACTTCTCGGAAAACCAGCGAAGTATAGAGGATTGGGTGATAGAATAAATGAAATAGAAGAAAGTTGGTGACCTTCATCTGATGAAGGTCACCACACTATATAGATAAAAATATATCTGAACAGGGGCGGTAACTCGATTTCTTAGGTAGTTACCGCCCCATTTCAAGCATGTTTTGTTCTTTTGTACAGTCGCAGAACTTAGATAATCACCGCTGTTCCGCTGCACGTAACCATCAGCATGGAGCCGCTTTTTCCTACGGTTTCGTAATCCAGGTCGATGCCCACGATGGCGTTGCAGCCCAGGGATGCGGCACGGTCGGCCATCTCTCTGAGGGCTGTATCCTTAGCCTCGCGGAGGGTGCTTTCGTAAGAACCGCTTCTGCCGCCGATTACATCACGGACACTGGCAAAGAAATCCTTTACAAAGTTGGTACCGATGATGGTTTCGCCGGTTACTACGCCACGGTATTCACGGATAGGGTGGCCTTCTATGGTTGGAGTGGTACTTAAAATCATAACGTATGTTCTAAATAATTGAAAATTAAAAACTTATGCAGGCTGCTTTTTTCTTGTGCAGTTTTTATTCAGGTTTTTCACGATTTCGGGCGTGAAGCCAGTTGCATAAAACTCCCCAGAGCCAAGGAGCAGCCAGTATGGGTTGATGTGGTAGTCACGGACTAGGAACTGAACCCAAGACGGACGAAAGCGACCGTAGTACTCGGTAGGCTTTTCACGCAGGGACATGATGTTCCAGCGGTTGATACCATACCGGTCGGTTATTGTCTTCAGACCGCCAATGCAACCATCAGCCTTCAGGCGGTCGATGGCAGAGAAGAAACGAACTACTATATCCACATCAGCGGACATCAGATTTTTATCTTCCATATTCATTTATTTTTTTGTAGGAACGACTGAAAACGCTTTCCAGCCTTGCCCGATGATTATTCAATCTTTGCGACCAGTCCTGCAACTGAGCCAGCGTTGGGCGAGAAGCCAGCAGTCCATCCACCTCGGAAGGGGTGAGCACTGGCAGGTATTTCTCGTAGGTGAGAAGGTAATCAATACGAAAATCTGTAAGTTTCATCTATACTATCGTTTCTTGCATTCTTTTCGTGCTGGGTGTACGCCTTTATACCGAGAGCACGAAGCGTTTTCGCAGCTGTAGCCTTACTTATCGAGAATGTTCTATTGACCCAAAAAGCAGTTTTGCTTCTGAATGAAAGGATGTCTTTTGTAGGATTTGTGAGCTGGAATGATTCTCCCTTTTTCAAGTTTGTATTGAGTATCTTTTGCATATTCTCGACCAAGGAGTTTCTGCCAACGAACGACAAAGAATTATGATACATCAAGAGTGTAACATAATAGACTGTGTCTTTTCCCTGCACATCATACCCCAACTTTGAGAAGAGCATTGTCTTTATATTTTTGCTTTGCGCCTGCACACCCACGCACATGAGCGCAAGCACGAATAACATTATTATCTTTTTCATATTACTTTTCATTTAAATGATTAATATTTCTTTCGTAGAACTCATTCCAAGCCTTTTTCTTGATGAAGATGAAGAAGAGAAGCAGCCCTAGGGCGACCATCAGCAGGTGCATAGGATGGCTCAAGACACCGAACCCGAAGGAACGCTGGAAGTCGATGCAGAACGAAATCAGCACTCTGTAGGTAGAGAACGCCCGATGCACCCAGCAGAACCCATAGGCTAGACTGACGATGATCCAGGCGATGAAGCCGAAGAGCGAGCAGTCGAATATCCACTCCGTGAGTTTTACCCGAATGCCGAACGAGAGCAGGGTGCAGTGCACCAGCAGCACAAACGCACCCACTGGAGGGATAATGCCTATTATCAACCTGCTGGCTTTCCATAGCCAGCTTTTACCGAGAGCGGCAAGAAGAACCTTCTCCTTCCGCTCTATGAAATCCTCATCTTTCATTGTTACTTAGAATTTTAGTTGATATTGTACCTGGAGCGAGAATTAAAGTTCACGCAGCCATTTCTGACCCGATTTAGTCTTAGACCAAATTACGAGACTGGTGCCGATAACTGCACCGATGAACATAAATAAAGTTGCTAGTTCCATAATCTAAACATTTGAATTGTTATACTTCATTACGTTATTAGCGAAATAAGCGAAGGTGCACGATGCCATGACACCGAAGACGATGAAAAGGACATTATACAATCCTATATTATCGCCAGTAATCAATGGAGAGAAACCACCGATACCCGTTCCGCTTATAAACAGATTGGAGACACCATACAGATACGTTGCAAGCAGCGTCCTGCGGTCGTGCTCTTTAATTAACTTACTGACCATACCTTATAATTCACGCAGCCACTTCTGACCTTTCTTTGATTTCAAGAAAATACCGAATGCAATGGTCATTCCCAATGCCATCACGTTAAATAACAAAAAAGCATCCATAGGCTAAAGCAAGTTATTTTGTCTAAGCCATTTTTTTCCGTTTCCAGTGAGACAGAATGCGAGGAACGCCATACAAGGCACTCCCACAAACAAGAAAGCTAAATATACTCCCATAATTTATTTCTCCTTTTCCTTTTTGCCCTTTCCATCCTTTTTGTTGCTGAGTATGAGACCCACGACCAGGCAGAGGAAGGCTAGGGCGATTCCAACTATATAAATTAATACTTTATCCTCGAAATCCTTGAATAGCGAACTAATCACGACACCAGTCAAGATGTATTTCGACACATCAACGAAGTACGAGCCTAATTTTTCTATCCACATTGCGCTGCAAAGTTACTAAATTATTTTTGTCCCACAATGGCAAGCAGGGTTTCAACTTGCTTTCGCAGGAAGAAATTTTCACTTTCGAGTCTTTCAACTTTTGCCATCAAAACCGATTCCAGTATAGTTGAAGGCTTTTGTTCTTCTGAAGGCTCAGGTTGCTCTAAAAGAAAATTAGAATCAGTCCCTATCTCCTCTTTGTATTTTTGAATTACATCTTCAACCTTTTGGGCAAAATCAAGTTTGACACTTTTTGCTCCTAGCCTTCCACTTAGATTTTGAGGGCTAGTCCCCAAAGCTGCGGCTATATAATTTAGAGGTATTCCGTATGATTTGATACGTCTTTTCAGTCCCTCTCCAGTTACGCAATAATGCATCTTTTCGTCAATCATTACTTGCTTTATTTTGTCAGGTATTGGAGGAGCACATTTTGAAACCGCATTTTTGACCCTTTCGACAAAATCGGCACTAACTCTTTCCTTTATCATCTTTGAACGAATGTTTTGTGGACTGGTATCCAATTCCCTTGCTACATCGCTCATTGTAAGCCCAGAGTATTCAACATACCTTCTTAGCTCTAAACCAGTCATACGCTACCACTTATTTTTGTTGATAATTGCGCACGAAGGAACTTGATTTCCTCGTCCTTATCTGAAACCATCTTTCTAAGCAGTTCTAACTCCCTAGCCAAGGCATCGGTTGGGCTGATAGTCTGCGTGAACCCTTTACTATTCGAAGCATCAATGTTCGAGCCGATAATTCCTGCACCAACTTCGGATGGACTTGCAACCGTTGGAGAGAACATCGGTTCGATACCTTTTTCCAGCCAGTCAACCGAGACGTGCAGTGCACTGGCGATTTTGTAAATTACACGGTCGGAAAAACTTGCTTTTCCATTTATGGAGCGAGATAGATTTCCTGTGTCAATACCAGCCATTGTCGCCATTTTATTGATGGACATTCCACTTCTTTTGCGAAGAAGTTCAACTCGCTTTGCTATTTCCGTATTATTGTATTCTTTTGTAGTCATACATAACTATGTTTTAAATAATTGTAAACAACATTAAAAATACATTAAAACATTATGTATATCTTTGTATATTACAAAATGTTTTTGTATTTTTGCAACCGAATTACATAACGAGTTTAAAAACTCTTTGGCAAAGATAAACAAAATAATTTAAAATACAAAGGAAAATGGGAGAAAATTTTAATTATGATTTTCGGACACCGTTGCAGAAGCAGCAGGACGAAAGAAAGAAGAACATCATAGCGATGTTTGCAGATTTCAGAGCAAAAGCACCTGCCGAGACCTCAGACAGCAGAATAATGCTCGCAGTATCACAGCGTGTTGGTTGCACCCAGCAGAACGTGCGTGTTATCCTCATTAAGGCTGGATTGATAACACCAAAGAAGAGACGTGCAGCCGTGCGCAAGTAATCAAGTGGAACCATTTAAAACATTCAGAGCGTATGAAGAAGTTTATCGAGATTATCACAAGTGACGAAGTATTATCCCTGGCAGTTGCCATCATGTTAGTAACTTTAATCTTTTGGAGGGCTTAGTTATGACGAACGTAGAACCAAAGGTAGCGGATGCAGGCAGATACACCATGACAGAGACCTGCAAGGTGCTTGGCATCCATCGCAACACCCTGCGCAGATGGTTGCAGGCTGGTAAGATTAAGGTCAAGTTTCGCAGAATCGACAACCGCAAGGTCTTCGAGGGCAGCGAGATAAAAAAAGTATGGAGGATTGCCCTATGAGCAAGTTATCAATCAATATGCGCAGGATGATCGTAAAGTACACAGACATCTGCTGGCTTATCACTAACTGGAAGGCGAACCGAAAGACCCGAAAGTGTTGCGAACTAAACAACAAGTGCTACTTCGAGGCAGAGCGGAGAATCCAGTACAGAGAGTTTGAAGGCAACCTTTGCGTGGCACTGGATAACATACCGCTCATACCAGTGGACGAAATTGGCGACAACGAGGTATTGAAGTCGTGCCGTGAGACCTTCCAAAGTTACATATTCAATAAGAGAGGAGGTAACGAATGAAGAAGATAATAGAGGATTGCAGAGAGAAAATGTACGATGCCATCTGGCTGGAGTTAGACCGTTATCCGCAGCGACCAGCGGTTGCTAGGGTAGATATTAAAACCAAGGCAGGCAATATCTGCGTATGGTGCGACAGAACCGGGAACATAGCGGTCGTGACGCACAAGAATAGCAACAACGACAGCGAGCGGCTGGAGGAAGCCATCGAGGGCTGCGTCAACTATCAGGACGTGATGGACGACTGGCTGGAGGAGAACAGCCAATACGCAGACCAAGACCCGATGGACGCCTTCGAGGAAAGCAGGCTCGACAGCCTTATGGCTCAACTGGTTTGATTACGATGTTAAACAATTATTATATGGCTCCCTGCAGCGGCAGGGCAAAGGGCGCACGCAAAACTCATTTTTCAAGGTTATCTAAAATTAGTTGTTTTTACCATGCAATATGCGGAAACGACAGCGTGCGCCCTGCAACGGAAGGGCATCCCTCGGCAGCTGGCAGGGGGGAAGTTTTGGCAGTCAACTGGGGTTCGAATCCCCAGCCTTCCACTAGAGTTAATTAAAAGATTATGTTGAACAATAAAAAGAACGAATTATGGAAAATGAAATTATTCAATGTGAGCGGTGGCGAAATGCTGGAAGCTATCAACCGCTCGGAGATTGACGGACAGATTGCCACAGCGCACAAGTTCCCTCGAGACATCATGCAATGCAAGAAGAACATGGTGGCACTGGCAGCGATGGACGATGATGTAGCATACAATTGCTTTTATCACCTCGAACGACAAAGCAAGGACGGAAAGACAACAGTAATCGAGGGTCCTAGCGTCCGATTTACAGAAATCATTTCCGCATGCTGGAAGAACCTGCGTATCGCTGGTCGCATCATCGCCAACGATGGCAAGACCATCACGGCACAAGGCGTCTGCCACGACCTAGAGAGCAATGTTGCCTACTCTGTCGAAGTGAAGCGCAGCATTCTGACATCGAAGGGGTACACCTATTCGCAGGACATGCAAGTGGTGGTTGGCAATGCAGCGGTGGCAATCGCCCAGCGTAATGCAATCTGCAAGGTCGTGCCGCAGGTATTGATTGCAAGCGTGGTGAAGGAAGTGCAGGCAAAGGCACTCGAACACATAAAGCAGACTGGCGTACAGAGCCAGTGGAAGAACTGCGTAGCCTGCTTCCAAGTGTACCAGGTTACAGACCTTATGCTGCTTGACTACATCGGGAAGAAATCAGCCGAGGAAGTCACGGCAGAGGA